CAATCTCTTCAGCAAACCAGAATCTAACAACATGGAATACTGTTCCTAGCACTTACCCACCTGAGCTATACATGGGATTTGTTAGGGACAGTATTCCTGCAACACCCAATCAAGTTAATACTTATTCCATCAAGGGAATGCCATTTGTCGTTCATGTAAGTGGAGAAGCTGACACTTACGCAATTGAAGTTAATAAGGCAGCGGTAGTGAATACTGCCAATCTTTCCTATGAAACAGTAGTTGACCCAGATACTCTTATAACCTCCACGGTAGGCACGTTCTCCGTGGGGTTTTTGGTTTATACCCCCAACCCTGTCAAATACTTCGAAGTGATTCCAATCAACGGTGGTGGATCAATTCCCAAGATTGGCTCATACATGGACGGTGCTAGTTCTGTTGATGTGTTCTTTGTTCCATCCAGAGTAACGGCAGAGTATGGCAAGTGGGTACAGGTGGTAGCAACATTCCCAGTGCCCGATGCTGGATACCGAAACAACTATGGAGTCAGGATTCGTGCGTACTACGAAGATGCTTATGCCGGTAATCAGCAGACCGCTCTTATCAGTGGTATCTCTATTGGGCAGGATACTGGTACTGGACTAATTGTTGACTACGGAAGCTTGGCAATGTCGCCTAGCGTAACTACTGGATTGCAGCACTTTGGTATTGACACGGTAGTTCCAGTGAGTGAATATGGTTTTGGTATGGACTTTGCCTACATCGTTGCAAAGAACAACAAGCTTCTCGCACACGCCATGGGAGTACCGCTAGTCTTCGGTGACAACCGATCTACCCATCTCATCTCTGGTGATACTTTGCCGTCACTTGTAGTGCCCGGTAAGGGTTTACTGAATGCGAAGGGCAGAGGAAAGGAACTCACCCTAGAATTCTGGGGTAGAGTAAAGAACTCCAAGCACATTACAACAAGACTGGTAGGACCACTATCGAACAACGATGGTCTCTATCTTGCAGACACGGCATTTGTGCTCGCTGTCGGTGACTCCTACAAGATGTACGACTCAATGACAACATCAAAGCCAAGCCTGTTTCATATCAGTCTGGACGGTACCTCTGCAACGCTTCTTATCGATGGTGATGAGGTTGCTCGTGTTTTGCTCAACGGTACCTTCCCGTACAACTATAACTACAACACAGACTGGATCGGCTTCTTCATGGACACAGACCTAGACGTGTTTGAGGTAGGACCAATCTCTGTCTATCCATATGTAGTATCATCTGCTGTTGCTAAGCGCAGGTACGTGTGGGGGCAGGGAGTACAGAACCTTGGTGGTGGAGACTCAGCCATATTCCAAATGGATTCAGCGACATACTCAAGGTCCGTAGGAGTTCCACTAACCACTATGTACGAAGGCAGGCCATACCTTGACTAGTTTTCTAGACAGGACAGTTACTCTCACAGAAACCTATCTCCTAGGATCGGTACCACTTTCGTCAATTGCCAATGTGGCGATTGATCGTGGAGGTAGAGATGTAAGCTCTTTGGACTTTTTCCAAGTTGTTGTAAACAATACTTCGGCACATGTTTCTACATATGTGTCATTCAGAAGGGTTACCGAAGGTGGTATCCAATACCCATTCGCTGTTGCCCCAGAGCCAATAAACCTTGACCTCATTGAAGTGAGCGGTACGGATAAGGTATACCGAGTACAGAACGGTACAGTAATCAAGACCACCTTCAAGTACCCACATCTATATATTGCAGACATTCACGTAGTTGTTATGCAAGATGCCGATCTTTCCAAGATAGTCCCATCAGTGAGACTTGTTTCCGTAAACCATAGCGACGATACTTTTCATGCTCTCGGAACAAAGGGAGTTCTTAGTGCTGAGCCATATGCCAAGGTTGGGCAATACTACTCTAGGGTGGGGTCGTCTCCTTACCGAATGGGTAATTCCGATGGGGCTATTCTTGCGTTGGCAGCAGATTCGGGTATCACAATGCTCGACGGCAGCGTATCCATCTTTGGCAGAAAGATGCCAACATTCATGGGTGTGCAGGTATGGCTCAAGTATGAGGGTGGAGATAGTCAGATCATTATTGGTGCTGGCGAGCAGTCCGCATCATTCGCAATCCAGTCATCAGGCGATAGGGCTACCTTCGCAACAGGCGACTCCACAATTGAGTCAGAGTTCCTTATGTATCAGGACGGTAGAGTTGTAAGAACACCAACGTTGTTCAAGGGGGTATGGACCTCCGTAGGTATCGCCCTAGATACACCGATTGCATCAAGCGCATTCTACCCAGAACTAATTCTTGGTACTGGCATCATGGCAAAGAACGTGATCATGTATGGTGGAGATTCCCTTGAGAAGCTATTGAACTTCCGTACGTGGGCGCAGGTAGCAGCAAGTCCAGAATTCCCCGCAGGTATTGAGTGGGCAGCTTGGGCAACAGATACTTGGCAGGGAGTCCTTACATTGTCTGGCAAGGTTCCATCAATGGACATTGGTGCTCAGTATCTTGGAACAATCGGTTCAAACAGGTACGTTGTGGGTGAAGATGAGGGTGCAGAAACGAAGTCTCTATACATTATCGATAGTGGAGTTTCAATTAGCTCCAAGGATATTGCTGATGTGTTGGAGGAAAGAGTTGTTGTAAGCACACCAACATGGTCAACACTTGGTTCATATTCGGCCTAATGTGCTACAATATGGTACATGGATGGTATTAACGGTAAGCATAAGACGACAGTAGTTCCCAAGATGTATGATTGGGGACTTTTCTTTTGGAGACTCCCAAGTGGACACCTATTTGGTGACGGCAACGGTAACCTATTAAATGTGCAGGCAGACTCAAAGTTTGACTTTGAAGCTATCGGAAAGATCAAGCGTGCAGCCGCACATTACGGACAGCCAGATGGTAAGCCTTGGTTCCAGCCCGGTCTTAAGCGTGCAACCGACGACGAGTATTCGGAACAAAAGGAAAGGTTCCTCAATGGGGAAGTCCTTTTGAATGACCTAGGTGCTGTCCACGCAGCACAGCAAGGACTCAAGAATGAACGAAGATGACGACACTCCTACTTGGGAGCAGCCAGTATTTGTCAAGAGTGGACCAGTAGATTACAAGGTCAGTCCTTATGACAATATGGACCCATTCGATAAGTCTTGGGATACACTAAAGTCCCTCAATGGACTTGACAAGAACTTCGTTCGTAGAACTACACGTAAGGCTCTTGGACAGCCAGTAACCGAAGAGTACGAACGTCAATCAGGAATGAATCCTCAGGGAACCGGGGCAGAGTCAAAGCAGATCAATCCCGGCAAGGTAAACTATGTCAATGGATATGGTGCCTTCGATGTTATCAATCCACCCTACAACCTATACGTATTGAGCGGATTCTTCGACACATCTTTCTCCAACCACTCCGCTATTATCTCCAAGGTAACAGCTTCCGTTGGCATGGGCTATACCCTTAACCTTACGCGCAAGGCGCTACAAAGTCTACAGAACAAGGACAGCGAAAAGCAGGATGCCGCCGGTAAGAAGCTTGATAAGGTAAAGGTTGACGTTACCGACTGGATTGAAGGTCTCAATGACCAAGACGGATTCACCGACACCATGAAGAAGGTAGTGACAGACTATGAGGCAACAGGAAACGGTTATCTCGAAATTGGTAGGACTACGGCAGGACGCATTGCATATGTTGGTCATATTCCTTCCACATCCATTAGAGTACGTCGTCTCAAGGATGGTTACGTTCAGATCATTGGACAAAAGGTTGTCTATTTCCGAAACTTCGGTGCCAAGAATCCTGACCCTCTTGGACTTGACCCTAAGCCCAATGAAATAATCCACTTTATGATGTACTCACCACTGAACACCTATTACGGTGTGCCAGACATTGTGTCGGCGGCAACGTCAGTGGTTGGAGACCAGCAGGCAGAGCAGTACAACCTTGAATACTTCGAAAACAAGGCGGTACCTCGCTACATCATTACCCTAAAGGGTGCAAAGCTAAGTCCAGAATCAGAAGACAAGCTGTTCAGGTTCTTGCAGACTAACCTTAAGGGACAGAACCACCGTACGCTTTACGTGCCATTGCCTCCTGACTCAGAAGGTAACAAGGTTGAATTTAAGATGGAGCCTGTAGAGAACAAGATTCAGGATGCATCATTCGACACGTACCGTAAGTCCAACCGTGAGAACATTCTGTTGGCGCATCAGGTTCCATTGTCCAAGCTTGGTGTTGGCGAGGGTAGCGGTGTTGCCGCAGCAGTGACACAGGATAGAACATTCCGTGACAATGTTGTGCGTCCATTGCAGCGTTACCTAGAGAAGATTGTTTCTAGATTCATCAGGGAAGCAAGCCAGCTTGTTGAGGTAAAGTTCAACGAGGCATCCATTGTTGACGAAACAGCACAGGCCAACATTCACGAGAAGTACCTTGTTAATGGAGTTGTCAAGCCTAATGAGGTTCGTCAGGAACTTGGTAAGCCACAGATTGATGGTCTTGATACTGAAAAGGCTGATCAGGCCAAGGAACAAATGCAAATGCAGCTTGACGCTACTGCTCAGCAGAATGATATGAAGATGCAGGCAGATGCAAAGGCCAAGCATGACGCCATAAGTAATGACAAGAAGGACCAGAACGCTTCCCAGAATGCTTCGGATTCACCAACTACTTCTACGGGCAGGAACCCAAAGGGTAGTGGCGCAAAGCAAGATGGTAAAAGTGCTTAAAGATAGTGTATAATTAGGACTAACATGATGAAATTCAATGAGACCTCAGGATCGATTGTTGACGGCAGGATTCAATTCTCCGTACCAATCTCCAAGATGGATGTTGATAAGCGTATGGTTCACGGGTTCGCAACCCTTGACAACATCGACCTCCAAGGTGACATTGTTCCGTTAGAGTCTTCAATTAGGGCTTTCGATAAGTTCCGTGGAAACATCAGAGAAATGCACGACTCGCTAAAGGCAGTCGGCAAGATGATGTCATTCCGTCCCGAACGCTATTACGATCCAAACACCGATACTGTGTACAACGGTATCTGGGTCTCCGTGTACGTTTCCAAGGGGGCAGAAGATACGTGGCAGAAGTGCCTTGACGGAACTCTTACTGGCTTCTCCATTGGTGGCGTAGTAACCGAGGTATACGACAGGATCGTAGAGAAGGGCATCTATAGGGTAATCGCTGATTACTTCCTTAATGAACTATCCCTAGTTGACAACCCTGCTAACCAGTTGGCAAGCATTATCTCCATTGAGAAGAACGCTGATGGTGGATACCTTTCCAAGACTGCCCCAGAGAACGTATTCTGGTGCAAGGCAGACAATACATTGCAGATCACTTCTTCTCCAACAACGTCATGCTTCAACTGCTCAACTCCTATGCAGAACATCGGATTCGTTGAATCCAATGACGCTGATAGAATGACTGTAGCAAAGAGTCTTTTGGCTAATGCAAAGAACGCTCCTACTATTGGAGACAACG